ATGTAAACTTCTGGATCTGACTTGCCAGAATAATACTCATATCTTTCGTGTCGTATATTTCTTTTTTGTTGTTCTGCTTTTTTTCTTAGAAGAAAAATTGTATTATAAAGGTCAAAATATTTTGCATGAAGTACGGGAATATTTAAAGATTCTGTATGTAGATTGTCTGTGTCTATTTTAGAATCTTTTTCCCACATTTCTTGAATCTTATCAAGATCAATGGTCATAGTGGATTTCCATCCAAATCAGTTATCTCGTATATAGTATACTTGAAAGCAACGTCTGCTGTAAAGTATTCAATATCAGTATCTGTTGCATCAAAGTTTAATGTTGATAAATTGTATGGCCAAAGATCATGAAACTTTATTTTGAAATTTGGATTTAGATTACTTCCTAAAATTGTCAATGTGCCATCAGAATAAATGTTCATTGTTTTTGATTTTGACATATCAACATATTCTTGTTGATTCTGAAGATCATATATATCTTTCAAACTATCTGGATATCCAAGACCACGTATCCAATTATGGATTTCCATGTAATTTTTCAAATCTTCGTCAACCATAAAACGAAGAGTAAAATCCTCAAAGGTAATCTTATCTCCAGGTGTGTCAATATCCTTTAGATAAGTTGGTTGTATTGCAACACCTAAAGTCATTCCAGGAATGTTTGCTGAGTTGCTGAAGAATGCTGTTTTAGGTGCTCTATTTAAAGTAAATTTAAATCCAGTAGGAGACAGAAAATTTCTATTCTGTATCTGCTTATCAAAAATATTTGTCGTTGCCATTTTTTGAACTATTTAGATAAAAAAAGGGGTCCTTTCGGACCCCCCAGATAACTCTTATGAGATTTAACTCACATGAGGTTCTTAACTGCAACGCGACGATAGTAGCGGTTTGCGTTAACTTTGAGGCGACCAAGACCCTGATCGGTTCCTTCTGCGAATGGGTTAGCAACCAGACCATAGCGGGTCTTGAAGCCAATCTTAGGCTGGAAGGAGTTCTCACCAACGGCACGAACCATTTGGAGAGGAACATATGGGCAATAGAACAGACCAGCATCATAAGGGGAAGAACCCTTATAACCTACAACGTAGTACTGGTTGCCTGGAGTACCATTAGAGGTAGTGAGGTTAGCAGAATAAGGATCGATATAAACACGATACTTACCTTGCAGAACACCAGCGAAGGTGTTACCAGTGTCATCAACGTTGAGGTTAGCGTTGAGTGCTGGGGTGTAATCGAGAACACCAGCCATGGTTAGAGCAGAAGCAACGTCTGCAGAGCAGAGGATGATGTTGCCCTTTCCGCGACGAGTTCTTTGTGCGATTGCGTTAGCATCGCGCTCGATTTGGAACAGAAGACCCTTGAACTTCTCAACAGACCAACGACCGTTTGAATCGGTGTCAAGGTCAAATACACCAGCGGTAGCAACGTTCTGAACAGCACCCTGCTCAGCAACCTTGTAGATGGTTCTGATGACTTCACGGTTGATTTCGGCAAGAATCTCAGTTGACAGAATGTTTGCCAACTCAGCTTCTGCATTCAGACCGTGAATTGCCTTAAGGTCCTGAGCAAGCTCAAGTGAGTACTCAGCCTTCAGTGCGCGTGACTTTGCAGTAACGGTGACTTTCTCGATTGAGAATGCCATCTGGTTGAATGCATCAGCACCCGTACCATCAAGATTCTCAGCATCACCAGTTACCATTCCCTGACCAACGTTGTAGCCAATGGAAGAAGCAGTTGCAACTGGGTTCAGAACACCTGGGTTGCTTCCGGTCTGGATGGTTGTACCCATACCAGCAACAGCATCAGTGAATCCTGCGCTCTCATCGAAACCAGCATCCTGACCTGAGAAGGTAGTGTCTGCTTCGTTGAAGAATGCTTCGGTGCCGCTCTGGTTGGTGTAACGTGAGCGCATTGCGAAGATGAGTCCAGTAGGACCGCTCATTGGTTGAACGCCTGCGAGGTCATAAGCGACCAGGTTAGGCATTGAACGTCTGATCAGAGAGATCAGAACTGGATCGAAACCTGCAGTAGGACCACCAGCAGCTGAATCAGCACCGAAACCACCTGAAGCACCAGCAGCATTAGCTGAGTTGGTTGGAGTTTCAGTCAGGAATGAACCTGAGGATGAGAAAGCATTTTGCTCTCTAAGGAATTTTTCTTGGTTTTCTAGCAGGACTGCGGTTACCGCTCTTCTGTGTGAATCTTTGATTGGATCAAGACCCTCATAGTTGAGGAGAGGTGCCCACTTTTCCTGCAGATGCTCTGACATGAACATTTGCGTTTACCTTTGTTGTGTGGATGTTTTGTTTGAATTATATTAAATTCAATTATTTGCTAAATCTTGAAAGAGTATTCAGATAGGTAGCCATTGAACCTGAGACGGACTCAGGAGCATTATCTACACCTTCTGAAAGAGATTCAGTTCTAGCTCTTGGAGTTGATACTTTTGTAGGAAAATATGCTTCCTTCAATGTCTCCAGTTTTTCACGATATTCTTCTTCACTTTCAAACTCAACACTTTCGGCAAGTGAAGCGAGCTTGTCTTTCTGAGTAGCAGCGAGGCCCTCAGAAACCTGTTCAAAGATTCCGTCAGCAACCGACTCTGCGAGACGCTTGTTTAGGGAAACGTTCTTCTCGATTTGCTCGTTGAGTTTTGTCTCCATTTCATCAAGTTTTTCTACCATGCTCTCAAGCACATTATATTTATCTTCAGGGATTGATACATAATGATCTTCAAAAAGTCCTTTCAGACCAGTCATGAAGGATTCGGTTAACTCTTCCTTCAGACCTGCTTCAACTGCAAGCGTGTTCTCATTGAACCACTCGTCAGCAACATATTCTAGATAAGAATCTACACGCTCGGAAAGAGCTTCTGAGATTTCTTGTACTTCTTCTACTAGACGCTCTTCGTATTGTGCTTCAAGAGATTCCTTAATTTGGTTTACTCTTGAGATGATAGCAGCTTCGAAGATTGTCTTTGCTTTTTCTTTAAACTCTTCGGAGAGTTCTTCACCTTCAATAAGTGCATTAACATCTTCTTCGATGTTAAGTTCTTCTTCTACAACTTCTTCTTCACCTTCTTCGGTCTCTTCTTCATCTTCGGAAATTACAGATTCAATCTCTTCAGTTTCTTCTTCTGAGATTAGATCCTCATCTTCGAGTTCTTCCTCTTCTTTCATACCCTGCATTGCTTCAGCGGGCTTAGCACCTTTATTTACAACATCCTTAACTTGCTTAAGTGTTGTACCTGGTGTCTTCAGCTTTGCTGAGTCATCGTCAGATTTATAATTTTCTGGTGTAGGACCTCCAAGATCTTCCCAAGAACCAGTTTGACCTGGAGTTACTCCAGAGAGGCTTGGCATTGGATCTGCTGCCTTTGCATTAGCGTTAACGGCAGTTTTGGATTGCTTAGTGCCTACTTCCATTTCTTGTAATTGTTTACCACGAGACATTTGAACTCTCCGATTTTCCTGTATGAAATCTATATTTATTTATAAATTAATAAATTACAACGAATTAATGAAATCGTTGAATAAGTTTATTTTATGTTCTTCCAATCTCTTTTGATCGATAAGAGTATTAATTCTTCTTTGAGTTTGCTCTGCAAGTTTCTCACGAAGAATGCCACCATCCCAAATCCACTCTTTTCCTTCCATAATTCCTTGAACAAATGCGTCAGGAGCTGAAGGATCCGCAACAATGTCAGCAGCAGTAGCTAACATAAAATCTTCACCTACTTCGTTATATCCTTCTTCGGTTTGTCTTAAAGAACCAATACCACGAGAAGAAACTCCAAGACATACTCCATCTTTAAGAAGTGATTCAACAATCTTTCCCATAGGAGTGGAAAGAATTTGAGCCTTACCTATAAAATTATTACCATCTTTATAAAGTTCACAAATTTTATGTGAAACTCTATCAAGATTTACAGTGGGTCCGTCTGGATGTCCAAGTTCACCAAGAGCACGACCCTTATTTATATACTGTTCAGTATATCTTTTAACCTCTCTTTCCATAACACGCATACGATATACTCTGTTATTGCGATTAGGTTCTTCTGTTTGAAGAAAAGGTCCTTGAATATAAAGAGTTTTCTTACCGTTAACCGTTTCGGTAAGAACTTCTACTTTTTCGATTTCTTCTCTGATTAGTTTCATTTTAGGCGTTTCCTGAAATTTGAACTTGCTGATAATAAAGTGTTCCAGCACCTACACCAAAAACAGATACCCTATTAGAAGTTATGATCGTTGCATCTGGATCATTGAATGCAGTAAGGATTCCACTTGAATTATAATCAACAGTCATCCTTGTTTGAAAATAACCATTTACACCAGAAGATGTATCAATTGATAGAACTTTTTGGTGAGTGAAGTCGTGATATGTCGAACCAGTAAAGGTTACATAATCACCTACACCAAAAGGAACTTGCGTTCCTTCTGGAGCATCAATAATAGTTGTTGATCCAGTTGTGACTCCAGCAACTCTATTAGATGCTTTTGTTAAAGCAAGAGTTTCTGCAGATCCAGAAGCAACATAATAATCTGATCTTGTTGCTGAAGGTGTTGCACCAACAGAAACATGAGCACCACCCCCAACAGCGACTACTCTAATAACACTTGATTGTACTGAAAATGCTGTTGATGTTGCCGCAGTTCCAGAAGTAAACGCAACTGAGGATCCAGCACCTACTGGTCTATGAGCCATTATTTTTAATAATACACTTTTAGTTATTTATTTATTCTTCTTCTTCAGATTCTTCAGAAGGACTAAATTGATCTTCTCCAAATAAACCTGATGATACTTCAGGTCTAAAAGAATCAATTTTCTCTGCTGATTTTGCAAAAAGAATATCTTTAATTTTATCGCTAATTTGTGCTGGAGATTCATCAGCGATAATCATATCCAGAAGTTCATCCATTTTTTTAATTCAATATTGTAATCTCTTGTATTTATATGGTGCCACCCTTGGGCATCTTCATTGGACCAGCATCCAGGTCTGCTGCATTTTTTGTTGCATCTGCATCTACAACAGACGCATCAACCTCTGGTTCGTTTACTGGTTGACCCAAATCTGTAGTTGGTTGAGATTGATCTATTGGTAAACCTGTATTTGGATCAACTGGAATGCTTGGATCAGGAATTAATCCTTTCTCAATTTCTTTTTTAATCAATTTATCTTCTTCAATAATTTCTTGATCAGTTTGACGAAGAATTTTTCTTCTGAGATAATCTTGTGAAAAATATTTTCCTACATATGGTTCTGCAGTTTGAACCATTGACAATCTTTCATTAAGAAGTTCTGCTTCTTTGAGTTCCGCAAAGTGATTATCATATAGGAAGTCATATTGAATATGCTCTTCCATAATCCCCCAATCTTCAGGAGTAATAATATTTTTTAAGATTAGTTGAGTTTTCAACATGTCATTGAACATATATGAAAATCTCTTTCTTAAACGAGAAACGAATTTACTGAACTTGACTTCATCACGAAGAATTTCAGAAGAACGACCAAGATTAAATCCACCTTCTCCATCCATTCTTGAAGGAGGAACATTAAGTGAACGATATAGTTTTTTCTTAAAGTACTCAATATCAGTAATTTCTCCAAGATTTTGACCACCTGGAAGTGTGGTAATTTCAGTTCCTCTACCACCTTCACGACGAGGTAACCAGAAATCTTCAAGCATACTCATGAATTTCTTATCATCACGAATCTCACCAGTGCTAGCATCATACACTAACTTATTACGATAACGCATCATAACATCACGAAGATATTGTTCTGCTTTTACTTTAGGAAGATTTCCAACATCAATATAGAAAATTCTACGTTCTGGTGCTCTCGACAAACGATAGATAACAAGCGAGTCCTCAATCATTCTCAGTTGATTGAGTGACTTGATTGCTTTATGTAAATAAGAAAGTGTATTTCCCTTATTTCTATCTACAAGACCTGAAGTGCAGTAAGTAACAGAATCTCTTGTCATTTTAATTCCACCATTTCCACCTAAAGCAGATGGATTATTGGTTGGATAATTCATCTTTGGATTATAGATGAAATATTCTTCAATTTTTGGAAACTCATAATCCATTGGATTATCAGTATTCACATTTGCTAATCTAAAGTTATCTTTATTCTTTACCTGTTGTTGCCGTACATAACGCATTTTCATTGCGTCAATGTAACGAAGTTCTTGAATACCTTCGTGTGGATTCTTTAAATCTACAACTTTATGGTAATAAAGTCGTCCGTCAATATACCAGTTTCTATAAATTTCATGTGATTTTCTATCAAAATCTAAAAGTTCAAGAATATATTTAAATTCTTTTCTTATTTTTGTTTTAATTCCATCACTAGCATTCAAGTTTGATAATTCAATCTGAACAGGACTATCATTTGTATCCGAAACGATTGCTTCATTTACAATATCTTCAATAGCACTATCACACTCTGGATGCAGTGCCATTTCACGATATCTTTTAATTAAATCAAATTCTGTTCTATAAACACCTTCAATATCTACATACGAACCAAAAAACCCACTGCTTAGATAGTGGTCATTCCCGTCCTCATTATTAGGAGGAACGGGGGAAACCGCAGTGGGTGATAATTGCTCAGTATCCTCAATAGAGAATCCAAATAATTTTGCCATAATTTATTAAAACTAGCGAATACCTTTTCAGTATTTATCTAATTAAATTATGCTTGATCTTTGGTCCAAGCGCCTGGTTCCCAGTATTGAACTTGGAACTCAACTGTATATTCTTCAATGGTATCTGAAGAATCATATGAAAGATCAATTGCTGAGATACTTGTTGGGAAAATATCAAAGAAAGTATATGTTTTCAGTGGATTAATTTGTGAACCATTTACGATTGATGAATTTGTAGATGATTCAATTCCATTATCTGCACCTCTTCCAAGTTGATGTACAAGTGCATAAGTCATGTACTCATTTGGTTGAGTTGCACCGGTGTTGTTACTATTCTTGCTGATTCCCTGCATCCATGCTTCAAAAGCATTTCTAATCAGGAAGTTTTCATCATTGATGATAGTAACGGTCCAAACATCAAAAGTTCTGTCTCCAGCAACCTTTAATGTGCGACCTCTAAATGGAATTTCAATAGGTGCAATGTTTGATGCTGGAAGTTGTGCAGCTTTACACATAAATTTGAATAAATCTGCTTCCTGGTTGTCACCAGTTCTCCATACATTTGAACCTGCAGCAACAGGGAATGATGGAATTTCAACTTCAAATAGATTTGGTCTTGCGCCACCTCCAGCAAGTTTTGATTTAAAAGCGGTGATTGTTCTGAGAGTGGACATTTTGAGTTCCTCCTTCTGTAATTAATTTAGGTTAGATTAAACTGATCCAGCCACTTCTTCAAAACTTACACCTGTTCTAGTGGCAACGAAGGTAAGTGTAACATAGTTAATTGATTTGGTTGGTTTCAGGAAGATATCAGCTCTGAATTCATTATTATCAATCACATCTGGAGTATTGTTTGACTCGTCGCAAATAACGACGAAATCATAAATACCTCTCTTTGCTTGAACATCACGTAGGTATGGTTCAACAATATTAACAAAGTTTGATCTTGTTGTTTGATCATTCAGTTCAAATAGTTGTGCTTGAGCAGATCTTTCGAGTGCTTGCTCAACTGTTAAGAACAATCTACGAACATTGATTCTATCAAAAGCAGATGGATAAGAAAGTGCTGTCTTATCACCGAATAGAAGAACACCAATGCCAGGTTGATTGACAATGGCATTTACTCTCGCAGTATAGAGAACGTCTCTCTGTGCTTTAGATGGATTGTATGCAAGTTTAATTGCGTTATTCAGAACACCTCTTTGCTGGCCCGCAGGAGAGAACCATGGGAATCCAGTAATGTTTGTTCTGGACATCAGACCAGCGATGTCACCGTTACATGGGATATATCTAAAAGTATTATTAAAGCGATCATAAGTATACTTATAACCACTATCAAAGATTGCATAAGAAGAAGACGTAATTGGTGAGAAGAATCTAATTACGTTATCAGTTTGAGTATCAGTATTGGTGATATCTATAACACCTGCTCTATGTGGAGAAATTACCGCAACACAATCCTTTCTGCTTTCTGCAACTGCAATCAATTTGTTTGCTTTTGCCTGAGATTGTGATTCATCGACAAGACCAGGACCATTCAGTAAATAATCAATTTCGATCTCATCTTTGTTAGCAAACAAGTCATATGCTGCTGAGATTGAACCTAGATCTGCTTGCATTCCGCCAGCAGAAGAGTAATCAACACCTGCACTTAAGGTATAAGTTACGTTACCTAATGCGCTGAATGTAACTCCTTGTGCATTTTGTCCCCACAGACCTTGACCAATTGTATACTTGGTAAATGAAGTAGAGAAACCAGTTGCAACAGGAACTGTTGCATGATATGCATCCTCTGCTTGAGAAGGATTATAACCGGAATAGATGTATTGCGAGAAATCTGCAATATAATTCTTATACCAGATTTTTTGTGGTGAATTAATTTGAGAAATTGAATCGAGTGCTTTGGATACACTTACGTGCTTTTCAAGAAGATTTCCTTGAATTCCAGTTACGGATCCAATATCATCTACGATTGCAATGTGCATCGCATCATTTTTTCCACTTCTATCAAGAGAATATGTATTGGTTCTTGGTTTTGGTGCAATGGACTTCCAGTAAATAACTGAATTGGTAAGACCAAGAGTTTGTTGATCATACCAGTCAAGAACTTGACCTGCTGCAGCTTCACCACTTGCAGAAAGACCTGTATTAATTCCTGAGTTGTTAACAAAGTATAGAGTGTCAGTTTGCTCAAATGAAGCAACTGAGTTACCTTCAGAATAAGTAACTGACGTTTCTGTTCCTGCAGATGATACTCTGGAAACAATTTTAACATCAATAGTACTGCTTCCGTTGGTGGTATCTGTAGAAACACCAGTGATGATACCTTTTAGATAACCAGTGAAGGAAGTTGTGGTTCCAACACCAGCGATTGCGGTGCTTGTAATTGCAGTCGTGATACCATAACCAACCTGAGCACCGAGATTGCTTAAGTTAGTTGTATTAATACCGATTCTTTGATCTGCCAAGTCATCAATAAAGCAAACCTTAAGGTTGTTTGCCCATGAACCTGGATTCTTTGCAGCATATACAAACTGAACACCTTCACCAGACCAGGTGTTGTTATAGTTGTCATAGTTCTTAATTTTTGCACTTGCAGTTGCTGCATATCCAACACCAGCATTTGCATTGTTTAGAGTTGTACCATCAACTCTTGCAACTTTAAGAATACCGCCGTATGAAAGGAATGAAGATGCAGTCATCCAATACTCATACTGAGCATCGGTTGAAATAGGTCTTCCAAAAGTGTTAATTAATTCTTGTTCTGTTGTGATGTCAATTGCTTGCTCTACAGGACCAATTGCAAAAGGTCCCGCAATCGCACCAATGTTATCTAATACGTTATCAGCTCTCCCAACAGTTAAATCAACTTCCCTAGTAAGTACTCCAGGAGATAATTGAGGAGTCGCCATGTTTTTCTCCGTAAATCTCAGTTTATCTAAAAAATATTTATTAAAAAATTACTTTACAAAAGGAAAACATGACGTGAACTGTTTACCAATCAGGATATT